AAGATGCTTTCGGGGTTTTAGATCAGCTTAGAGAAAATATAAAAGGGATTCCAACTGATATAGCTTCAAACCTTATTTCTCAACTCGGATTAGATGCAAACTTCATCTTTCGCTATTAAGTCTGGTTGTTTCTGATTCAAAATCTTGGCAGAAATTTTCATATTCCAAAAGATTTATTACCCAATCAGCGTCCATTTCAGCGATCTTCTTAGGATCGCCCCCGCCATATCCTGATTTTGCCAACCTTAAACAAGTTATTTGGAATCGACTTGCTGTGCAGGTGTATTTTGGCTTTTGGATAGAATCTTTCCCAGACCGCCTAATTTGGAAAAGAGGGGCGCGAAAAAAGGCTGCAATGTCTCCTTGATGCAATTAATCATAATTTCATAATATGCACCACGAGCTAAAAGACCGAGATCGGCAGAATCAAAAATATCTTTTGTAATTCTAATATCGTTAATTGTACTTCTTTCAAGACATGCAAATAAAGCTTTCTTTACTTCTACATCAGAATTGATTGCTAAAATATTTTGTAAGATTGGTTCAAGAGTTTTGCCGGAAAGTTCTAAATCTAAGACACTTTCTGCACCTTCTAATTCGGGGATTTTTATCCCTTGAACCAAAATAGCTTTTTGAATAGCAGTTTGTAAAGCATCGGCAGCCTCAAAAGAAGCCATGCCGATTTTAATCTTTGCGCCGTTTTGTGCGGTAAATTCCATAACCTAAATTTTATTGGATTGATCTTGAGCCAATTGCAAAAGTTAAACGATAAAGAGCAACGCCTTGTTCGGTGTCGCCTTCCACATTTGATTTTCCATCAATACCACGCTTGAAAACACCACCTTTCAAATCGTAAATAATTCTGCTAATTCCAGCATTACCATCACCAGATCTTTGAGAAAAATAAGCATTAAGCAAAGTAAAAGCTGAAGGATCTAAATCATATTCTGCATTTCTTGAATTAAGAAGCTTATCAAGTGCGCTGCCTCTCATAACTCTTAATTCAACATCCGCATTATATCCAGTAAGATTTTGGGCGAAAATAGTATTGCCATTTTTACCTGTTTTTACTGCTGTTTTGTCGTTTGGAAATACAATTGAAATAATATCTCCATCTGCAAAATCAGTGACTAAAGTGTCGTCAATTTTTAAAGTATCATTACCAGTTAAAGCATAAGTAGCCATTTTTTACCTCAAAATATTATGGATTAACAACAACAATCACATCTGACTTGTGGATAGCACCAGCCAATTTGATTGCGATTTGAACTACCGGAGCAATGCGATTTTCTCTATCAGCAGCCGATTGTAAAGCGATTGGAGTGCTGTAAATATAATAGCCTTTATCGCGAATATTTCTTCTAAAGTCATCAGGATTGCCAAAAGTTTCAGATGAAGTCCATTCACCCGGCGCAACCATTCCATTATTCACGGCTTGATCACAAACATTGCCATAAGCACCTTTTAAGCCGTCCATTCCCGATTCAGTTTGTGGAATCTTAGTGTTGGTTTGGCGAAGATAATTAAATCCAGCAGTTTGAATAGCTAGTTTAAACCATAAACTATTATAAACATTATCGAAATAATCATTACCACCAACATCTTTTATACAAGAAACACCGCCAAATGAACCATAAACATCAACACCAGCGGTATCACAAGCATCAAGTAAAGTTTGATTTAAACCATCATCAGGCGATATTGTCGCAAGTGATTTTAGATTCATGGTTTGGGTTGTAGCAGATCCAGCGAAATTAACTGAACAGCCACGACCAGCAAAAGCCGACTTCATTAAGTTTGATTCTGTCAAATCTGGTGTGTACATCAAGCAGCGAGTGTGTGTTTCTGTTGCTTCTGCGATAGTTGTTGCAATTCCTGCAATGTCAGAAGTAGAAGCAAAATCATAAAACCAAATAATAACAAGAGCTTGAATAGATGTGGCAGCAGCTTCAACCGCATCATCTTCCATGAGAAGATTTGTAATCATTGGAATAAATTGCACTTGAGAAGATAAACGGGTAATAGCTTCGATCAAAGTTTCACCAGAAGAATCAGCACCAGAAGTTGCAGTACCTGCGGCAGTATTTAACAATCCCGATGCACTTAAATCAGTTCCTGAACCTGCATATTGAGCCAGTACAACATCAGCATCAGCACCAACTTTTTTAGATGTTACTGTAATTGTAGTTGAAGTAGCTGAACAAATAGCGTTAGGTAGGCGAGCTTGAAGAACTTCCGCAATTCCTGCCAAAGTAGTTGCTCCAGTAAAATCAAGGCTAGTTAAGTTCATCACTACGCCATCAAGAGTAACTTTTAAGTCACCATCACTAACAGCAATAAGAGCCGCTAAATTACCCGAAATGTTGGCAGTTGTAAAATCTCCTGATGTAGCTGAAACGGCTGGTACAGTATCATCACCATTTCCTTTCATTGGAGCGATAACCAAACGACCACTACCAGAAAGAATATTCGGAGCTTGTGAGAATATAGCGGAAGCCATTTGATAAGTCACAGAGCTTGAGCCGTAATCAGTTGCTACATCTCTTGCGCTTAAATAAGTTCTATAATTGTCAGAATTGCCCGGTGTTTCGGTGGTAAATAGCATTAAACTATTCACATTAGGCACATCGAGACCGCTAGGGGTTTGAGTTAGGGAAACACTAACAAAATTTGCAATACTTAATACAGTCATTTATTTTACTCCTCTAGTTGATCAATCACAATCTCATCTGAGAAAGTGTCAAAATAATTAACGCTGCGATCTTTGGCGCGCCATACATTGACGCCAATATCAGCAGAAAATCTAGTCAACATCCCTGCGCCTTCTAATTCTGAAAGATTTAAAAAATCTCGTGGAATAAAGCCTAGTTGATATTGAAAAATCTCTTGTTGCTCTTGCGCCAATGTTGAGTTTAAAGCCATAATGACCTCTTCATGTCGCAAACGAGCTTCTTCGTTCTTTGAAAAAATATGTATTGCGAAGGTTTTGCTTGTCAATAAGCTAAGATTTTCTTTTGCTGAATCCACTTCTTCTGTGGCTGTAAAGCGGTTTGTGTTGGAAAAAGGGCGACTGCTTTTTTCTTCTAAAACAATAAAAAGCCCTTCAATTGGTGGAATTTTGAAATCTTGATTGTAGATATAAACCCTTGAACTGTCTATCTCCATGAAGGTTGCTAAAATATAGCAAATTGATTGAATAAATGAGTATTGTTTCCAATTGCTAGAAGGAGGTGCGGAATTAGTGTTAGTTGCTTTAGCCAAATAATAATTGTAATTATAAAGCACCAAATCGCCAGTTACATATTCCGTTGCAATATCCCAAATTCCTTTGTAAATCATCTAACCCTCATAATTTTTTACTAACTCGTAGCGATAATAATTATTAAGCTCCCACGGATCTTGACCCATTACTTTATAATTTTCGCCGTTGTAAGTTATTTGATCGTTAGTTTCTAAGTTAATTGAAGTTCTACAATGCACTTCATACCATTGCCATGAACGCTCACCAATTGGTTTAATTGCTAATCTTTGCGCGCTCATCGGTTGAATTACGCCTTGAAAATAGATCAATTCAGAACTGTTCACAGTCTCAATATCTTCGTTTGTCTGAGTAACTTTTAAAAACTCAATCGGATATTCCCAGCCATTGAAGGCAACTTGAATTTGTGGAATTGAGTTGAAAGGAGGGGGAATTGTCATTTTTTCTTAGTCACCTCCGAAGTTATGGATTTACTTAATTGAGTGGTTGCCATCAAGATATTTGGAGATAATCCTTGCTGTGCTTTTTGTTTTTTTCTCTCAAAGCTTAAAGGCTGCCAAGTGCCATAACCATTGCTATCAAATGCTTTAGTCACAATTTTTTCAGCAGCAATTCCAATCGCTGACATAATTTGATCAATTCCACCTTTTTGGGCGATAACATTTTTTGCAGCTTTTAGCGCATCATTGTTTAATTCATCTTTTTTCAATACGATCATATCCCATAAAAAAGAACGGCGCGGAATATTTCTACTAGGTGATCCAAATTCGTGAATTGCACCAATTTCAGCGTTAGTTAAGCCAGTTTCTTTTTGTTCTTCTGGTGTGCGTGTCGCATTCTGACCTAAGACACCTACTCGAACGCGAGGGGCATTTTTAAGATTTAGGTTTAAGTTATCCCAGCCTGTAAAGTCTGCTTTTATTTTCATGGGTGAGTAATACCGCAAACAGCCACAACATTGCCGACAAGATCGGAAGAAATAAGATTTAGATATTTTTGGCCATAAGAAGTGGTAGAATAATAAGACAAAATTGGATCTTTTGACATCCATTCTGGCACGGCGTAAGTTTCTGATACATTCCCAACCGATCTTGATTGAACTGGTAGAGCCGCCAAACTTGAAGCCCCATTTGCTCTTAAATCTAAGACTAAATAATGTGCAGCTAAATATAAATAACCCAATCTAATTTGGTCATCATCCCCAAATAAAGCTGGATTAAATGTAGTGCAGGCTTCGCGGTAAGATTCGGTAATATCTGCATCCCAAACATAATTTGCTTTCACGCTTTGAGTCAAAGCCCAATTAGCTATATTAGTTGGAACTACATCAACAGTACCATTAACAATACAACGATAAAAAAGACCATTCTCCGCGTAATAAACTACATCGCCAGAATTGTAAACTATTTCATCAGAATAAGTAGGCAAGTAGTTAAAGCCTCTAAAGAACTGATCTTTAAAGCTTTGAACTGTGATTGATTCTAGGGCTGGTATTGTATCTAAGCAGGACATTTTAGTAATTTAAAATGCCCCGCCTTTTAAGCGGGGCTAAAACTTATTTTTTAGAAGAAGCTTCTTCTAC